ATCAATCTATCAAATAAATCTGCTTCACAAGTTACCGCACAAGTGTTTTTAGATCATCTTGATGGTTCTAGTGATAGTAATATTATAAAAGATGTTGCTATACCTGCCGGAACATCTTTTGAAGTGATGAGAGGAAATAAATTAGTAGTACAAAATAATGGTACCACAGGAGATGTAGTTAGAGTATCTTGTAGTGCCTCTACATCTTTAGACGTAATAATATCAGTTTTAGAGGACGTATAACATAATGAGTTCAAATTATTTAGGTTTAGGTTCGCAAACTCTAATAACACAAGGAACATTTTTTTCTAATTATAGTACAATTAGTAATAGCGTTACTATTGACACAAACATTGGTAATGGTATATTAATTGGACCCATAACTGTAAGTGGTGCAAGTACCACACTAACAATTTCTGGTGATGGAACCTTTACAATCTTATAAATAATAGGGAGAATTATGGCAAGTACATTAAAAGTAGATCAGTTAGAAGGACAAAGTGCTAGTACGATTACTATTCCGTCTGGTCAAACTTTAAACATCAGTTCAGCAACGGTATCGTTTCCAGCATCAGTTGTTACATTAACAGGTTCACAAACATTAACAAATAAAACTTTAACAACACCTGTAATCAGTTCAATTACAAATACTGGTACATTAACACTTCCAACTTCTACAGATACATTAGTTGGTAGAGCAACAACTGATACTTTAACAAATAAATCAATTTCAGGCTCAACAAATACAATTACAAATTTAGGTAATAGTGCTCTTACAAACTCTGTAATACAGTTTGCCGACGAATCTTCAACGGTTACGTCTATACCATTAGGCGGTACATTAAAATTTAACGGTGCAACACTTTCAGGTGACACACTTGAAATTACCGGTGGCACTGATTGGCAAACAGTAAAGACTTCAGGATTTACAGCAGCTGCGGGTGAAGGATATTTTTGTAATACAACTTCTGCCGCTTTTACATTAACACTGCCAGCCTCTGCAACTTTAGGTGATGAAATAAGTATTATAGATTATGCGGGAACTTTTGATACAAACAATTTAACAATTAATAGAAACGGTCATAAGATACAGGGTTTATCAGAAAATATGACTGTGTCAGTTGAAAGAGCCGGATTTACTTTAGTGTACGTAGATTCAACACAAGGTTGGCTAATTAAAGAAAGTTCATAGGAGATAGAAAATGTCAATGAATTTAATATACTGTCAAATTGCAAATACCGGAAAAAATTTTATTAGCATACAAAATAGACATCAATTTGATGTATTCTATTATGGTAATGATATTTGGGGTATTGGTGATACACAAGAGGGTAATAAATGGATTAATGAAAAGGGCGCTGTAAAATTAACAAAAAACGAGGCACAAACAATTTTAGATAATAATTATAATACATTAAAACAAAATTATGATAACGCATACGCTGTTTGTACTCCAGAGCAAAAAACACTTTGGGACAGAGCAACTAACGATAACGTTACAGGAGTAACTGTTAGTATTAATGATGTTACAGTTTTTGTTTTAAAAAAAGTTGGGCCAAAAATAATTTTGAAATAAATATGATGTATAAATATAAAATAGGAGTTAGACGTGTCAGATTTTAAAAGTATTCAGGGTTTTAGAATAAAAGCAAGAGATTCGGATCCCTCTAATCCATTATTAGGAGAAGTTTGGTATAATACTACAACAGATTTATATAAGGTAAGATCTGTAACAGAAGGGTCCAATGTTTTTGCATCTGGTGGAAATCTACCCGCAGGTTTTGTAGGAGGGAGTGGTTCTCCTGCAGGAACTCAAAACGCGGCTATATACGCTGCAGGTGTTATCTATCCAACAGGTTCTCCTACAGGTCCTAGTGCTTTAAATCGTGTATGCCACGAATATGATGGTAACGCATACACAACCGGCGGAACTATGAATAGAACTACTGGTACTAATGGTTCTTTTCCTGCAGGCACACAAACAGCTACTCTTGTTTCAGGTGGAACAAATCCATATACTACTGCTGTAGAAGAATATGACGGATCATCTTGGTCAAATCAAAATGGTTTTGGAGTGGATATTTCATATGGTGGAGGTTGTGGTACTCAAAACGCGGCTTTAGCGTGTGGAGGTTATAATGCTCCAGAATTAAATGATGTTCACCCTTTTTGTCAGGAATATGATGGTACTAATTGGGCATCAGGTGGAAGTTTAAATTTACCAAGAATGCAGCATGAATGTCTTGGTCTTCAAACAAACGCAGTTGCAGTTGGTGGATATAGAGCATCCATACCTCCAACGGCGTCACCTACAGGAACTGTCTCTAACGTAGAGGAATATAATGGTTCAAGTTGGACCAATGTTACAAGTATTCCTATTCTGGTACAAGTTGGAGGAGCAATGGGTGTAGAAACGGATGGATTATATGCCGGCGGTGCTAGAGTTGACTCCCCAACAGGACCCGGAACAGGTCCATCATCATCAACTAATTTGAGTTTTACATATGATGGCACATCTTGGACAGCAGGTGGAAATTTAGTTACAGCTGCAGATAATGTGGCTGTAAGTGGTACTGGCCAGTTACAAGGCACTGTGATGGGAGGCAGCAACCCTACTGACGTCTTAAATTCAACTCAGGAATATGGTGTGGGTTCGCCTTTTGCAGCCACAAAAATTATAACAGTATCATAATATTAAATAAATTTTATTATTTTTGAAATATAAGGTAATTATGAATAATGAATTAAAAGTAAAAAAAATTGATAATATAAAAGAATTAGCAGAAAAAGAAACAGAAAAACATTTAGCTGAACTTCTTCCACAAGAAGATGTTATAGCATTTAAAAATATGCTTACCGAGTTAAAAGATACTTGGTATAAAAAACAAATTTTTAGAACTGAAACTGAAGCTAGAATATCAGTTTTACAAGATTTAAAGTATCCTACAAAAGCAGCAAAATATTGGCAATGTGTTAGAGAACAAAGTCATTATTTAGATAATTTATTAATAAGTTCTTTTGAATTTAGAAAAAATACACTAAGATTAAAAAAAGTAGAAAAAAAAATTCAAAATGCAAAAACAGAAGCCTCAAAAGAATGGTGGCAAATAAGATTAGATGAATTAAAATTTCATAGAGCAGGAATGGAAGTTATTGCAAAAGATAGAATGAGAGAATTAAAAATGTGGTCTAAATTAAAAAAAGAATTTGATGATGGTACTTTTGACACAAAAGATGTAAATACTCATCAATTACAATCCTATAAACTAAGAATGATTAATAAAGTTAATACCATAACGCAAGGTACTTCACAAGCAGATGTTTTTAATCTTGTAGGACAACATCAAACAATTCAAAGAGTAGAAGCAGCAGGGGAATTAAAATATGATAAAAAAGAGGAATTGACCCTTGACAAAAAAGAATAAAATTTTTTTTTTATTATCTCTTCCAAGATCAGGCAACACTCTATTTGCATCTATATTAAATCAAAATCCAAATATCGCAGTAACTGCAAATTCAATTACTTTTGATATTATAACAGAAATAATTAAATTAAAAGAAAGTGATATTTTTTTAAATTACCCTGATCATAAATCTTTAGACAATGTAATATCAAATGTTTTTAATAATTATTTTGAAAAATGGGAACAAAAATATATTATAGATAGAGCGCCGATAATGCATCCTATAAATCTTTTTAATATTCGTAAATATTTTGATCAACCTATAAAATGTATAATTTTATGGCGTGATTTATTAGATGTTTTAGCGTCTTATGTAAAATGGTTTGAGAAAGAACCAACAGCATTTCCAAATAAATTAGGTAAAAATATAGAAGAAAAACTAAATGGCGTAATAAAAACAGCTGCAGTTTCAAAAGGATTACTTACTATTGAAAATTCAATGAAGCCTGAAAATAAAAATTTGTGCCACATATTAAGGTATAATGATTTAGTAGAAAATACAAAAAGTGAGATTAATAAAATTTACGAGTTTTTAGAAATACCTAAATATAATCACAATTTTACTCAAATAAAACAATTTGTTTTAAATAACATAAGTTATAATGACAGTATTTTAGGTAATAATATGCATACTATAAGGGAAAATATTAAAAAAGAATTAAATCCTTATAGAAATTCACTACCAAAAAGTATTGTTGATAAGTGGGGACATATTGTACTATGAAAATATTAATATTTGGATTACCAGGATCAGGCAAAACAACTTTTGCTAAAAAATTAATTGAAGGAAAAACGATACCGCACTTTAATGCTGACCAGATACGAGAATTATTTTGTGATTGGGACTTTACTACTAATGGTCGAAATCGTCAGGCAAATCGTATGTTGGCTATGTGTGACTTTGTAGTAAATCACGTAATAATTGATTTTGTTTGTCCGTATGAAAGTTTTAGAAATTTGTTTGATGTAACCATTTATATGAACACTATAAATAAAAGTAGATATGATGATACGAATAAGGTCTTTCAATTACCAAAAAGACCCACGTATGAAATAAAAGACTTTAATTATGATGATGTTTTAAAAGAATTAAGAAGTAAATTATGATAGATTATAAAAAACCTACAGCACAGATGCTTGGAAGATGGCAGCCTTTTCACAAAGGACATTTTGAATTATTTAAAAAAATACTTAAAAAAACTGGCCAGGTTTGTATTATGGTAAGAGATCAAGAAATTACAGAATCCAATCCATATACTTTTGAAATAATTAAAGAAAATATAGAAAAGGCTTTAATTGACTTTAAAGGTAAATATGATATAATAAAAGTACCTAACATAACTAATATTTGTTATGGTAGAGGAGTAGGTTATAAAATAGAAAAAATCGTGTTGCCAGACGATATACAAAATATATCGGCAACTAAAATAAGAAAAGGTTTAATAAAAAATGAAATTTAGTTTTGTTTGCTTAGGAGATTTTATTTTAAAATATCAAGTGCCTTTAGATATATTTAATAGTATAAATGAAATATTTGAAAAAAAAATTAAGTTTTTAAAACCTGCCAATGCACAACTAGTTGGTAAAATAAAAAAAGAATATACGTTATTTTCTCAAAATAAACTTATAGAAAATAATGAATATTTTACTACTAATGAATTACCAAAAAATATATTAATATGGTTTAATGAAACATTTATTCATTATTTAAATTTTATACATATAAAAAATTATAAAATAAATTTAAATTCTATATGGATTAATGAAATGAACGAGAATGAATATAATCCTGTTCATATACACCACGGAACACAATATACTGGACTTTCTTCAGTTATGATTTTAAAATTACCAAACACATTTGGTTATGAATATTCTGCTGAAAAAATACCTCATAATGGTAAATTACATATATTGGGTACAAGAGACGGAATGTTTTCAATAGATAGTTGGTTTCCTCCTATGAATTTAAGAGATTTTTATGTATTTCCTTACGATATGAGACATTGTGTATATCCATTTAACGGTACAAATGAAGTACGAAGAACGTTAGCAGCAAATTGTGATGTTAAATTTGATCCATTAAAATATAGAGGTGGATTTGAACAAGAAATAAATGTAATATGAAGTTTTTTGAACCTAAATGGAAAAGTTATGTTGTAGAAACTACCGGAGTTTTGTTTACACAAGAACAATGTAATATGGTAATTAATATGGGAAGATCAATGCCTAAAACTGATGCTAAAGTGGGATTAGGTAGTGACCAAGGTGTTTATAATACAAAAACAAGACTATCTCATATTAGTTGGATACCATTTAATAAAATGCCAGAAATGTATAAAAAACTTGAAGATCAAATATTACGTGTTAACAATAATCATTTTGGATTTGAAGGTATACAAATTACCGAAATGGCTCAATACACAGAATATGGTGTTGGAGGATTTTATGATTGGCATACAGATTCTGATATATCAGGAATAAAAGAACCTCCTGTTAGAAAAATATCAATGACTTGTTTATTATCGCATGAGACAGAATTTGAAGGCGGTGGTTTAGAATTAGTAGATGAAGGAAGAATATTTAAACCTAAACAAGGTCAGGCAATATTTTTTGCGTCGTTTATTAGACACAGAGTTGTTCCTGTAACTAAAGGTATTAGAAAATCGTTGGTTATGTGGTTTGGGGGTCCGCCACTTAAATAATTTTTTTATATTTTATGATTTACGAAGAAAATATTTTATTAAATTTAACTGAAAAAATAAAAAATTTTAAAATTGATTTAAAAGAAGATGATATTTTAAATTTATTAAAAATTGAAAAACGATGGCCGGTAAAATATCCTTGGGGGCAGGATACTATTAGCGTAATCAATAATTTAGGAACAACTAGTTCTGATTTTTTATTCGATAGGAATTCATATTTAAATTTTGATAAATGGTTTGAATTATATAACTTAGGTTATACAACAATAATATCACACGTTTTAGATTTAACTAAAGATTTGAGAGAATTAAACAATATGTTATTACAAGAATTAGGTATTAAAGTCCATGCAAATTTTTATTTTTCTAAACCAGGTCAAAAGCCAAGTTTTGATGAACACTCTCACCCCTATTATGTTATTGTTAAACAAATTTATGGAGAAACTTTATGGTTAATTAATCAAAAACAAATTAATTTAAAATCACAAGAAACTCTACTTATTCCTATAAACACAAAGCATTCAGTAATAGATAAAACTGAAAAAAAATTATCTTTGACGATAAACTTAAATAAAAAATAATATGTCTTATGAAAAAAAAATAATTTTTCCTACATTAGTTTATATAAAAAAAATTGGAACTTTGGAATACAATAATTACTTACAACAAAAAATATTAGAGTGGAAAAAAAATAGTTTAGGAATAGTCAAATCTAATGTAAAAGGTTGGCATTCTACTTCAGACATGCACAAAAAAGATGAATATAAACATCTTATTAATGAAATTTTATTTTTTTCCAAAGAAATTTTTGAAGAAAATTTTTATGATTTTGAACCTAGTATTGGTAATATGTGGGCAAATATAAATTTTCCAGATAGTTTGAATTTACCTCATATACACGGAAATTGTTTATATTCTGGTGTTTATTATATAAAAGTACCAAAAAATAGCGGGAAATTAATTTTTGATGATCCTAGACCTGTCTCAGAATGGTTAACAATTAAAAAAAAAATAAATGAAGAATATTTACCTATGGAAAAAAAATATAATTATAGTATAGAACCAATAGAGGGTAATCTTATTATATTTCCTTCGTGGTTACGTCATTCAGTCTTAATAAATAATAGTGATAATATTAGAATGTCTGTATCTTTTAATGTTATTTACACTAGTGAAAGGATTTTAAAATAATATGTCTTTTGAAAAAAACAAGTATCAAGTTATAAAAAATGCAATATCATACGAACTTGCTAATTTTTTATATAATTATTTTTTACTTAAAAGAGATGCTGTTAAGTATATGTATGATAATAATTTAGTGGCACAAACACCAATTCTTGGCACTTGGAAAGATAAACAAGTACCCAACGTTTATTCTCATTATGGCGATTTTGCTATGGAAACTCTTTTAATGAAAGTTATACCTGTAATGATAGAACAAACAGGATTAAATCTTATACCAACATATTCTTACGCAAGAGTTTATGAAAAAAATTCAATATTAAAAAGACACAAAGATAGACCAAGTTGTGAAATTTCAACCACATTAAATCTTGGTGGTGACCCGTGGCCAATCTTTATAGACACAACAGGTTCAGATAATGTAATTGATGAGTACAAAAATATAATGAAGCCAAATGCACCGGCGGGTGTAAGAGTTGATTTAGCACCAGGTGATATGTTAGTATATTCAGGTTGTGAATTAGAACATTGGAGAGAACCTTTTGAGGGCAACTTATGTGGTCAAGTTTTTTTACATTATAATAACACTGAAGGTAAATTTAAAAAAGACAATTTATATGATGGTAGACCTTTTTTAGGTATGTATAAATAATAAAACAAAAGGATTAATTATGGCAGATATAATTATTGACGGTGTAACTTATAAAGAAGAAGAATTAAGTGCTTATTTAAAAAACGTGTTAATTGCAAGACAAGAAATACTACAGTCTAAAATACGTAATCAAATTGAATTAGAAAAAGTAGATGTTCTTTTAAATTATTACGACACAAAGATAAAAGAAGAAGTATCAAAGATTAAAAAGTAAACAATGGCTTCAATAGCAAATTTAATTGTTGAACAGGGCGCAACATTTTCATCAGACATTACCGTTACAGAAGATGACGGTAGTATCTTTGACCTTACAGGTCATAACTCTTTTGGACAAATGACAAAGGGTTATGATACTTCAAACACAAGAACAACGTTTACAACAAGTAATAACACGGCCACGGGTGTTGTAACTATCAGCCTTACTGCGGCACAGACGGCGGCACTTGACGAAGGGCGATACGTATATGATGTAGTGGTTGTAAAAACAGCAGACAGTACAGTTACAAGAGTGGTAGAGGGTATCGTAACTGTAAACTCACGTGTATCTACAAATTATTCATAATATCTTAAAAAAATATATATTTTTATCTTCTTTTACATTATAAAAAAATTATAAATAGTTAAAAAAAAAGAGAGATTTTTTAAATGGCAAATGTTTCAGCAAGAGTTGTTACGGCTAAGATTTCTACAAAAACTGCGGGTAGACCACAACAAGTAAGTGTTACTCTTCCGTCAGGATCAAATTTACAAAACAGTTCATTAAAGTTAGCTCTTTTACAAGACGTTGTCACAACAGGTATCGCAGAAGGCGCTTTACTACAATATAGAGCAAGTGATGAAAAGTTTGTGGCAAGAACAACACTTTCAACAGAGACAGGAACACTTGTATTTAACGGTGGCAACTTTTAGGGAGATTAAATGTCAACAATTTTAAAAATAAAACGTTCCACAGGTACAACGGCACCATCCGAGCTCGCACAAGGTGAGCTGGCCCTTACGTTTGGCGTAGGAACGCAGGGTAATAATGGTGACCGTCTTTTTATTGGAACAGGTACAGAGACAGCCGGCGTTGCAGCAAATATAGATGTCATTGGTGGTAAATATTTTACAGCACTTGCAGACCACGTACACGGAACTTTAACTGCCAGTTCGGCAATCATTGTTGACTCAAATAAAGCAATTGATGAATTATTTATTGGTAATAGTAATTCAACAGGCGGTACAATTAAATTTAATGAAGGAACAAATAACGGTTCAAACTTTGTTGCTTTAAAGGCACCAAACTCGGTTACTTCAGATATTACATTTACTTTACCAGGAACAGACGGTACAAACGGTCAAGTATTAACAACAAATGGTTCTGGTGTTCTTTCTTTTGCTTCTATTAGTGGTGAATTAACAATTTCTGATGATACTTCATCTACTACAACAATTAATTTAGCAACAGATACACTTAAAATTGCTGGCGGTACAGGAATTACTTCATCTATATCAGGTGATACAGTTACACTAGATATTGATAACACAGTTGTTACTCTAACAGGCACACAAACTTTAACAAATAAAACTTTAACATCGCCGGTTATTTCTTCAATCAGTAATAGTGGAACGTTAACACTACCTACTTCAACTGATACTTTAGTCGGTAGAGCAACAACAGATACTTTAACAAATAAATCAATTTCTTTAAGTACAAATACAATTACTGGCACAATTGCTCAATTTAATACAGCATTATCAGACGCTGACTTTGCTACATTAGCTGGTTCAGAGACTTTATCAAATAAAACATTAACTGCACCAAAGTTTGCTGATGATGGTTTTATTGCCGATGCTAACGGTAATGAATTAATTATCTTTAACACAACAAATTCAGCTGTAAATCAATTAGAGATTACAAATTCAGCTACAGGCAACGGTGTTGAAATAGCTACTTCAGGTGGTGATACCAATATTAATTTAGTATTAAATCCTAAAGGTTCAGGAACAGTAGATGTAAATTCAAGTAGAATTACAAGTGTAACTGACCCAGTTGGTGACCAAGACGCTGCTACAAAAGCATACGTTGATAGTGTTGCTAACGGATTAGACGTTAAAAAATCTGTAAGAGTTGCTACAACAGCAGCTTTAGCGGCCGTTACATATAACAACGGTGCCGGTACCTTAACTGCAAGTGCCAATGGTGCTTTAACCATTGATGGTGTTACAGTTACAGTAAATGATAGAGTTTTAATTAAAAACCAAGCAAATGCTGTACAAAACGGTCTATACTCTGTTACAGCGACAGGTTCGGGTGCTGCTGCCTTTGTATTAACAAGAACACCTGATGCCGATACGGCAAGTGAATTAACAGGTGGTGCATTCTTCTTTGTAGAAGAAGGTACAGATAATGCCGACAATGGCTATGTAACTTCATTTAACGGTACGCCTACACTTGGTACAACAGAAATTACATTTAGTCAGTTTTCAGGGGCTGGTCAAATCAGTGCTGGTAACGCATTAACAAAAACTGGTAATACTTTAGATGTTGCTGTTGATGATACAACGATTGAAGTTTCTTCTGATGCTTTAAGAGTTAAGGCCTCTGGTATAGGTTCTAACCAAATAGCAAATGATGCTGTTACAACCGTTAAAATACTTGATTCAAATGTTACAACAGCAAAAATAAATGACGCTGCCATTACAACCGCTAAAATAAATGATGCTGCTGTTACAACAGCAAAAATAAATGACGCTGCCATTACAACAGCAAAAATAAATGATTCTGCTGTTACAAATATTAAATTAGCAAACTCAGTCATTTTCTTTACAGATGAAAGTTCAACACAGGGCTCAGTATCACTTGGTGGTAATTTAGAGTTTCTTGCTGGAGAAGGAATTAATACAAGTGCATCTGGTAACATACTTACAATTGCTGCTGAATTGGCAACTTCAAGTAACGCCGGTGTCGCTTTCTTTCCAACAGCAAACTTTACAGTAACATCAGGATCGGTAGCGATTACAAAAATAGACGGCGGAACATTTTAATTATTAAATTTGGAGATTTAAGTGTCAACAGTAATAAAATTAAAGAGAGGCACTACAATTCCCACTACAGGTAATATTGAAAGTGGTGAGGTTGCCGTAGATACTTCAGCACAAAAGTTATATATAAATGATAGTGGTGTTATAAAAGAAATAGGTGGAGGTAGTTCTTCTAATTCTTTTACAAATATTTTATTATCAGATTCAACAACAGTAGCTGCTGATTCTAGCACAGATACATTAACACTTGCTAATGCTGGCCTTATTGCTATAACTGGTAATTCAGCTACAGATACAATTACAATTTCAACAGTATCTACTGCTGCAATAACTTTTACAAAAGCAAATGGTGACTCAAGTAATATTTCTTTGCAAACTTCAGGTTCCATAGCAGATGTAATAACTAGTTTACATATACCTTTTACAAAGCAAAATGGTACGTCTGTTACAACTTTAGTGGTAGGTACTAGTTAATGGTTGCTAAAGTTCCAATTCGTGCAATATTTACAGGTTCAAACGTAACAGGTTTATCAGAGAATCAATCAGGTGAAACAATTGATAATGAGTTTTTAACAAACTCTGGTATTACTTTAACAGATGACACTTCTACAACAACAACTATTTCTCTTGGTGAAACATTAAAAATTAGTGGCGGAACAGGACTTACATCATCTATATCTGGTGATAACATTACCATTAATTTAGATAACACTGCTGTAACAGCCAACACTTACGGTTCTTCAACTGCAATTCCTGTTTTAACAATTGATCAACAAGGTAGAATTACAAGTGCATCAACAAATAATATTTCCACAACACTTACAATCTCTGATGACACATCAACACTTGCTACAATAGACTTAGGTTCAGACACATTAAAAATTTCAGGAACATCAAACGAGATTGAAACATCAATTTCAGGCGATACTGTAACAATTGGTTTACCAAATAACGTAACAATTGGAAACAATCTAACAGTTACAGGTAATCTAACGGTTAATGGAACGACTACAACAATAAATTCAACAACAGTTGATGTTGTAAACTCATTTAGATTTGAGGGTTCAACAGCAGACGCCTTTGAAACAACATTAGGTGTTATAGAGCCTACAGCAGATCGAACAATTAATTTACCAAATGTATCAGGCACAATTATTACAACAGGTAATGTAACAGATTTAGGCTCACCAATTGGAGATTTAAGTGAAATATCAACCGTAGCAAATGATGATGTATTCATAGCAGTTGATACTTCAGGTGGTGGTCTTAAAAAAATAACAAGGTCAACTTTAGTATCAGGACTTGCTTCAAGTAGTGCAATATCAAATCTTGTAGAGGATACCACACCACAATTAGGTGGTAGTTTAGATGTAAATGGTAATTCAATTGTTTCTGTATCAAACGGAAACATTAGTATCTTACCAAACGGTACAGGTAAAGTTTTATTAGACGGCAACGGTAGCTCGTCAGGTATAAGTGTAGAAGATGGTTTAATTGATATTAGATCGAGCACTGGAGCGGTTTCAAAAATTAAATTTTATTGTGAAGTAAATAATGCTCACGCTCAAAC